TTGGCACTAGTTACATTTATTATTTCAGAATCTGACCTTTTAAAAGATAGATGCGGCTCTGTGCAAAAAGCCGCAATTGAGGCTTGTAAAAAGTTGAGTGATGCAGGCTATAAAGGTGAATTTGAACTTGTAGCATTTAGGTTTGCAGGTGTTGGGAAAAAGTATAGATCTGAATATATTGATTACACTTTTTTTATTTTAAGGCAGGGTATGGTTAATGTATCGGTTGAGTGTGAATATGGTGAAGTTAAATCTATATCGGGCATCCATAAAAATACCTAAATTATTTATTTGAGATTATATAATTAATGGCAAAAATTCGAGATATTATTAAAGCGTGTTCAAGTACGATTTTAGATACAGATTTATCAAATATATTTAAAAAACTAATTAAGTGGGTAATTATACCTATACTCTTTTTGTTCATTTTGAGTTTCCTAGTCAGTAAATATCACGATTACAAGCGTTCAAGTTATTGTGAAGCGCAAGGTGTATCCGAGTATTATTGTGATTCATTTATACAAAATGGTGGAGACTAAATCGCGCTCAAACCAAATCGCCACCGTTTTCGGCCGCCCATGCTTCACACTCTGCGCGTGTTACCCCTTCATCCCACTCGGGCAAATCGGGATGGGTCCAATAACCTTCTTCACGTTCTACAGTTGCTGCTTGTATCGGGTTCATGCTGCTTCTCCTTTTATCCTGAGTTTTGATTCTGCGTTGAGTGCGAATACTTCGGCGTCGGCTTGGCCGAAGTCGCTGCACTCGATGGCGTTAAATGACTTACAAATGCCCCAACCGTGATAGTTATTTGGGGTGTACTTCACTTCGATTTGTTGCTGATCGCACATCAAGGTGAAGTAGGGCTTAGATAGCGTGACCACGCCCGCTTTAGTGCTGAACGTATTCATGCCGCCTCCTTGTTTTGGTTGTCGCTGGTTTGGCTGACAGGCGAATGGCAGGGCAGGCGCATTGGGTGATATCGGTACGAATACACTATGGTGCGGCTAATGCCCTTGGCGAGGTTGGTTAAACCGTTGCCCAATGCTTGCCAGTACAGGCAATCTAATGCGCCGAGTGCCAGCGCGATTTTGATGCTGTCGCCCGTTGTGGCCTTGAGTAACAGGCTTAACTTATGGCTGCGGTAATGATTTAGCAGATGGCGAAACGCCGCTGATTGAGTCATTTAGGCCACCTGCTTCGGTTGCAAAGGAGTTGTTAGCAAAGCGGTTGATTGCAAATGAGCCGATTGCAGCTTGGCCCAGTCGATGGCTTTAATGGCCTCAACCGTGGCGGCGATTTGCTCTAACTTCTTTTGCCCGCGCATAAAGTTTGACAGTTCAATACCGTGGCGAGCCGCAGCGCGTTCGGCGGGCAGGGCGCTGGTGTAATGCAGCGTTAACGCGGCAATCACCTCGGGTGAACTAATGCGGGTAAGCGACAGCAATAACGCAACGCGCTCTTGTGATTCAAAGCCTGGGAGTAAGTGGTTCATGCCTCCACCTCGTCACATGGGTATTGCTTCCTTACATTGTTAATCGCGTCCTCTATGGTTGGGTGACGCTCATTCATTCGGCCTTCACGCTGATGGCGCTTATGGGCAACGAGCTTTAACATGCGTGGGCCCGATGGCTCGATTTGAAAGCGGATCATGCGGTCATGTGCAAGAACGACGGCAGTCGTGAGGGCGCTATAGTCGAAGGTAGACATGTAATGCGCGCTAGTACTGTTGATTGATAACCCGTGATCACCACAGGCTTGGATTTTGCCAAACATGTGATTGCCGCCGTTGTGAATGTCGCAAAGGAAATCAAAACACTCACGTTGATCTGCATTGAGCCAAGGGTAATGTTTGGCATAAAAATCATGTTCGTTGCTCATGCTTGCTCTCCATTGCGCTTGGTTTCGTACACTTCCCATGCTTGCATGTCACCATTTGAGATATGCCACGTAATTTCACCGCTTCCGTTTTGATCCCTTGCTTCGCATCTATACTTTGAACCGGGGAAAGTGAATCTAGCTGTCATAGTTATCCACGGCCCTGCACCTTGAAAATCAACAAAAGTAAGATCTGGCCTTTGCTCTTGAACTGACTTCTTAAATGCCTCAAAAGCTAAATTCCTGTTGGCTTCCTCGTTTTCTTGTTTGTCTTTGCAGCTCTGAGAGCAGTAAATGGCATCGCCATCTTCTATTGGCTCTAACTTGATGTAGTTACCTTCAGTATCTTCACCCTCAAAATCACTGTTAATGGTGCAACTGCAATGCATGCACTTAAACCACCAACCGTTAGCTATGCAAACAAGTGGAGGAACACGGCCTTTAACGCCTGCGTACTGATCTGCCCATGGCAGTCGGCGGCAGTACGAAACATCTTCCCAATCAATCCCTAATTCACCAGCTCCGTTGCGTCGTGCTGCGGCACTGTTAGTTTCAAAGACGATGCAACTGCAACCTTCTTGAGGTTCGTTTACTTCGTAGGCCTTAAGTGGCTTTGTGTTCATACGCTATTCCTTCCTTTTGAATCTGCAGGGCTAAGCTGCGGCTTCGCCGTTAAACACCACCAGATTGATGATGGGTTTCTTGGTTTTGGGGTTCACCTTGTCCGATAGCTTGTGATAGCGAATATGCACATCGCGGTGGGCTTCTTGGGTCATGGCTAACACGATATATTGCTGGCACAGCGCGGGCGTCGATAACGAATGCGACAGGCGTTGTGGCTTCATGGTTTCAAACAAGTGCTGCGCCATATCATTCAACTTAGCTTGGTACTCGTCGGGGCTCAGTTGACGGCGGTTAGGGTGCGCGCCCACAGAGGTGCTGCACTTTTTGGCCGCTTGATTTTTCGCTAAGGTCATGGACACGCCGTAAACGAAGAACATAGATACCTCCCCACTGAGCCGCTGATTACGCTAAGTTGATTTGATCTTGCTTGGCGGCGTCGCGTTGCTTGTCGAGGTATTCGGCAAGGTCGGTGACATTGACCATCCAAGGCGCTTTGTTGCTGTTACTGGTGCGAAAGGCGGCTAAGGGCAAGCGGCCTGCTTTGGCATAGTTGGCCGCGGTACGCGGTTCGAGGCCAAAATACTCTTTGCTGATTTGATCCAGTGGCACTATCACTTTGTTGAACTGGGCCATAAGCAAAAACGCGGTGTTGATGCCGTTCATGTTGGTTGCTCCGCTTGGGTGAGTTGCAGCGGATGCACGTTAGTGGCCGCCTGCTCGTTACGCCACACCATCACCTTGCCGTACAAACCTTGTTGGGGCTCAGTGAAGCGCAGGCAGAAATTGAGCCCGAGTTCGCCCGTGTGGCGAATAAACTGGCGATAAAAGGCAGCGCTGGGGTGGTGATAAGCAAAATGCTTGACCAGCTCATTGCAGCGGGCTTGCACTCGTGGGCAATCCATCGGATCGGTGTGGCCCTTAGCCAACGCCATTAAGCAGGCAAAGCGTATGGCAACGAGTAGACGAAACTCATCGCGTTGCTTAGGTGTGGTGTGAACTTTCGCTAGAATCATTTCCTTGTCCTCGGTAGTTTGTTTAAGTTTTCTTAAATGCAATTTAGGAAAACCTAAGTCTGAGGTCAAGTTAAATTTAGGAAAACTTAAAATATTTTTGGATGTTTTTGTTTTGTTGGTTTTTGAACGAGTGGCAATGAAGGGTAAGCGATTGAACTAAGGAGGGTTTATGGTGATACCTAGATAAGGCTATTTTTAATGAGTAAAACCGATTGCTCTTTTATGCCCTAAAAGTGTTTTGGCTCGTTAGAACAATCGAAAATTCCCTCACCTGTTGCCATACAAATTCTCATCTATTTGGCTAATGTTTGGCCGTATCGTAAAGCGACTAGCAATGCATGGGTATACAGTCGTATTTAAATTTAGATACTTTTGAGTGTTTTTTAACTCATTTTTTTGCGCGTTTTTCCAGCCTAAAATTAATAAACTATTTAAAATCATGTGGATATACTTATCCAGAATTAGTTAATAGGTTTGGAAAACGCGCATGCGCGTTTTTCCGGATGGTGTATTTGATTAAAAGCTGATAAATTCTTTGTATACAGAGTGTTAACTGTGCGCGTTTTCACTGGTCTAATGAGGTAAACGCGCATGCGCACTAATAAAATGTTAGGCCCAATTTACAGATCGCACCATTAACAAGGAATAATTATTTTGTCAGGTTTAGTTGTAGAAAATTTGAGACTTAAAGAGCTTTTGGTTGTTGTTGAGCTTAACAAACCATTTTTTGAGGAGTTTTTGACTTTCATAAAGGGGCAGGGATATGTAAATATTCGCGCCTTGATCGCTGAATCTGATGAGGCACAGCTTGAAAAAATACTAAATACGTATTTTTCTGCTGATTTCGAAAATACTTTATTTGACGGTATAGGTAGGCCTTATCCTGATGCAACATCCAAATGGTTCTTTATAACATGGATATTACGAGACGCTGCTACGCAGCGTCTCGCTCCGATTGTTTCTAAAACAACAGGAAGAAACATCACCGAGAAAAGAATTAAGGTCATATGCAAAATACTTGCATTCGTTGAGCCCTTGCTGCCGAATGAAGAACAATGGGAATGGCCTGCAATAGCTGAAATAATGCTTCAACGCCTTGAAGGGAGCCGTAGAGCTTTAAAGGGGGGGTTATTTGAAGCAATCGTTAGAGATAAACTAAAATCATTATTTAAAAAACATGACCTCAAAATAGAAGTCACAAATAAAGAAGTTAAATTAAATGATGAAACTTACGACATTGAATTAATAGGCAATAATCAAAAAATTCTTATGCCTGTCAAAACCAGAGAGACAATGGGAGGCGGCCATGCTCTATTGTTTACAAGAGACATTCATAAAGCAATAGCCGTAGCTGAGGAAAATGGGTTTAATTGCATCCCTGTAGTCATAGCTGAATCTTGGGGCGGGAATCTTGATGAGCTTAATTGTGAAAATTATATCTACATCCAAGAGAACCCGAACCAACTTGATAAGATCAATCCAAAGCTTGAAGAGGAGCTAGAAGCCCTCGTTTCAACCTTCGCAAAGATTGAGTAACTCTGTTTGTACGGTCTTTAGGCGATTTTCAGCAATTTCAGCATATTCTGGATTTAGCTCAAGGCCTACGTATTTCCTACCTTGCTGTGCAGCAACAAACCCTGTTGTTCCAGCCCCAAAAAACGGGTCTAAAACTATTCCGTTTTTTGGGCATCCAGCAAGTATGCATGGCTCAATTAGTCTTTCTGGAAAAACAGCGAAGTGTGCACCTCTAAATTTTGAAAGAGGTACGTTCCATACAGTTCTTTTGTTTCTTCCATTTGGATGAAATGCCTGATCCCATCTACCGTCATGTAAATTACTGTTTCCAGAGTTTTTTCCTTTTTCTGGTGTCCCACCATTTTTTCCAAAGTGGTTTCTACCTCCCTTCATTTTACTATCCTCAGAAAAGGTCTTGTGCTCTTCTCTAATGGCATCTTGATCGTAATAATAGTCTTTAGCCTTTTTAGTAAAAAAGAATATGTACTCATGGTCTGTTGTTAAACGATTTTTAGCTGAATGAGGCATAGCATTAGGCTTATGCCAAATTATGTCATTTCTCAAAATCCAGCCTTCATCCTGAAGCGCTAAAGCAACTCTCCAAGGCATTCCCATTAGATTTCCTTTGTTGTACTTGTCTCCAAGATTTAGCCAAAGGCTTCCACTGTCTTTTAATACTCGCTTACACTCATTAAATATATTTACTAAGTTTTCAATATATTCTTCTAGCTTGCTTTCGTTACCAATCTGTCCATCCATACCATAATCACGCTGCCCGTAATACGGTGGGCTAGTTACTATACAGTCTATAGAGTTCTTAGGTAGGGCTTTGAGAGAGGCCAATGAGTCCCCAGTAAATATCTTATTTGCTAATTCAGACTTCTTCATTTCTATTGCTCGCTCTCGATCATGTTTGAAAACTCACCGCGTAAAATTCGTTGTCTTATTAGCTCAACAACTAAATCCTGTATAGTGGTTTCAGAATATGCGGCTTCAAGTTTCAAAGCCTGATGTAGGTCTACTTCAAGCTTTATGTGTATTTGCTTCAAGTCGCTATTATTAGCTTGCATGTTGTTATATACCTCAGGTACATTTGGTATAAATCGTAGCATAGCCTAACAAGGTGGTCAACCGGACAAAAATTTCGCTGCGCTACATTTTTGCCGGTTACCACGGCGTTACATACTTTATTGCTAATAGAATAGTTAAGCTGAATCTGGCTAATAAGCGTAATTGTTTAACAGGGTTATATTCAACAATATGTTGGGAAAGCTATTTTCGAGTTGCAAATGCTTTACAACAGAACTGAGTACCAAAACACTTTGCCGATGACTTTAATATTTTTAAGTTGTTCGTTATTGATGTGCTCGTCTGGCCACTCATCGGTGTTGTAGCTGCGTAGACGCAAGCCGCCACCGGGGAGTTTGTAGAGCATTTTGACGCGCATCATACCATCGTGGTTAATGGCATACATTTTACCATCAACGATCTCGGTGGCTGAGGTATCAACGCCCACCGTTGAGCCGTGGGGTAATACAGGTTCCATGCTGTTGCCATTCACTTTGACACAGGCCGCATGATCTGTGTTTACACCTTGACGCTTAAGGCTGCTTTTAGCAAAGCGGAGCTTGGGGCCTTTATACTCAACACCTTCTGCAATGCCTTCACCCGCCGAGAGTTCGACATCCATGTAAAAGGGGATTTCGACTTCATCCTCACCCAGTGGACTATCGTTGTCCCATAGGTCAAAGCCGCCAGCCCATTCAGCATTGGATTCAGGTTTCTTCGTGTTTTTACTATCGCCAAACATCAACCAGTCGGGTGAGCACTGAAGTGCTTGAGCCAACTTGTAGAGGTTTTCACCTTTTGGAGATGTATCACCTGATTCCCATTGTGAAATGGTAACGCTTGAAACTCCGACTTTTTTACTAAGTTGGAGTTGAGTCAGGTTGATTATCTTTCTTCGCTCTTTAGAGCGTTCACCGAGTGTTTTCATATAAGTTATCTTAAATCAATTTGACTTAGGTTTTATTTATACCGATACTTAGGAAAACTTAAGTTTAGAGTGGTAAAAAATGAAAACTCAGCTTGCCGTCGAATATTTCAAAGGGAAATCGAAACTAGCGAATGCATTAGGTATTAATCCAGCTTCCGTTTCTCAATGGGGTGATGACGTTCCCGAACTCCGCGCTTATCAAATCGAGCGCCTAACTGATGGCGCACTCAAAGTTAATCCCGTCGTTGTTTTAGATAATCCTGAGTCGGCGAGTGTGGCTTAGGTTCACTTTAGGTTGAAGGAGGACAGTACACATGAAAATCAATTCACGTAAAAAAGATAGCCGTTTGAATTTGTTGATGAAAACGATTCATCGGGTGTTGGAGTTACCCAAGATGACGCGCTTTGCGCTGGCGATAGATTTTGTTGCGGCGGTTGAGCGCCTTGGGCTGAGTGAGGTGTTGGCAGCGGAGGGCATTAGCTTTGCCAGCACGCAAGACGTGCACAACGATGCGCGGATTAATGCGCAAAAGCTGTTCCGCTGGCTTGGCCAGTATGAGGGGCAGCATCCGCAGGTTGATCGCTTGTTTCATGTTGAGCAAGCACTGGTGGCGGCATTGCCCGAGCATTTGCGGGTGCAGTATCTCAACGATGTGTTTGGTTGCACTGGGGTGACGGTCATTGCCGACCGCATGAATGATGGCCATGTGTTGCATGTGGCCGATATGGCAGCATCGCTCACCAAAGAGAACGCCGAGGCACAAGTGGCGGTGATCCATTTGGGCGATGAGCCCAAGCGCGAGCAGTTAGTGGCGGCGCACCGTGAGTTAAAAGAGTCGGCGGCGACCACGCAAGCGAGCATGGCGGCGTTAGAGCTGGCGTATCCGTATTTAGCGAGTCATGGCGGTAAGGCGGCGCAATACGCGGCCGAGAAGTGATTGGCATGTTGATTAGCGGTAAAGATAAGAAAGCCCGCTAGAGCTGTGGAGGCAGCGGGCTTAATACCTAAGTTAGGCAACAGCATGTTACGTAAGAATGGGCTTTGGGTCAATTGTCGGCCTTGATACCACGGCTTTAAGGCATGCAAGGGGGCGATATGTTTGATCCTGAATGTTTGATTTGTTGTTTGGAGGGCGGCGCCGCGTGTTCGGTGCATGGCTATGTTGCGAATCGTGATGATGAGCCTGTTACGCCAGAGCTTGCGGATTCTATGCGGCGAGAGGAAGAAGCGGCCGATCCAAAGGTCGCGTTATTGGTTGCTCAGGCTAACGTGCTGATGATGCAGGCGGCAGCCTTGAGTAAAAACACCTTACCCATGTGCCAAGTCGATTTGCGGCGCGAGTTAGCGACTTTTTACGGTTTTAGCACCTTGGATAATTTTAGCCGCTTGCAGGTTGGCCGCATTGTTGAGCTGTTGCGAACGCAACCAGAGTTAGAGGCGTTAGATAACGTCAGCTTAGTGGAGATCGCCAACAAAGTGGTGAGTCGGGTGATTTTAGGTGATGAAGGCACCTTGATGTTACCGCGGGTGTGCGTGGATTGGTTTTTGGGTTACTTGCAGATGGAAGAAATGCGCGCCGAGCGTTCGATTGAGGTGACGCGTATTGACCCCGTTAATCAGGCCAAGCATATCAAGCGGCGCGATATTTATAGCCAGTTACGCACTAATTTGGCGCGGGATATTTATCACTTGGATGGCTGAGTATTGATGATGTGACAAAACATAAAGGGTTGAAGTTGAAATAAGAAAGCCCGCAAAAGTTTGGCGACAGGCGCGGGCTTAATACCTAAGAGAGGCGATTACATGTTACGAAAGCATGGGGGTTGCGTCAATTCGGCTTTGTGGGTTACTCCGTTTGGGGGTGGTTTATGAGTATGGAATTGATGGTAAAAGCGATGAAGGCCAAGGTGGGTAATCCACTGCGTAAGTTGGTGTTGATTAAGCTGGCCGACAACGCGAACGATAATGGTGAGTGTTGGCCGAGCCATCAGCATATTGCTGACCAGTGCGAGATTGGTCATAGCACAGTGAGAAAGCATATTGCGGCCTTGGTTGATATGGGTTTTGTGACGATTAAAAATCGTAAGGGACCTAAGGGAAATTTAACCAATATTTACACGATTTCAATCTGCTACGAGGTAGCACCCCCTGTGCTAGCAGATAGCACCGAAGGGGTGCCACCAGATAGCATAGGTATGCCACCAGATAGCACACCCCCTGTGCCACCAGATAGCACCGGAATCTATCACTCTTTTGAACCTATCAAAGAATCTTTAAAAGATAGTTGTCCAGCAACGAGTGCTAAGTCGGTTTTCAATGCGTTTTTTAAAGCGTATCCCGCTCATCGCAAAGGCGGGGCGGATTCGGCTGCGTGGAAAGCGTGGAAGGCCGAAAAGCTGACCGACGCCGATTGTGTGTTGGCGGTGAGCTGGTTGAAGGAGGCTGCGGCGCTGGATGCGAGTTGGGGCTTTAGCGCTAACGGCCAGTTTGTGTTGGGTATTACCAAGTTTATCCGTGAACGCCATTGGCTAACACCGTTGCCAAGACCGATAGCAACTGCCGTTGGGCAAGTGGATTGGCGCCATGCGGTGTACGACCCAGAGGATCCTTTGATATGACTGCCAAGCAAAATACGAGCATGAAATCACTGCAGACCTTAATCCGCCAGCCGCTGGTTGGACAGGGCGCGCGGGTGACACAACCCGAGCCTACGGCAATGGACATGGCGATTGTGGACAGCGTGTTTAACAAGTTGCGGGTGTTGTTCCCTGTGAGTGCGCCACGGCCTGAGGATGAAGCGACCCACAAAGGCGAGTGGCTTAAAACCTTGGCGGCGCAGGGGATTGCGAGCCGCGAGCAAGTGCAAGCGGGATTAAATCGCGCTAGACGCGAGCAGGGCGATAGGCAGTTTTGGCCGACACCGCGCCAGTTTGCTTTGTGGTGCCAACCCACGGCCTGTGATTTAGGGCTGCCCAAGTTAGAGGCGGCGTTTAAGGAGGCAACCCGCCATTACCATCACCCCGACAAGCATACGTGGAGCCATGATGTGGTGCGCTTAGCGGTGCGCGAGACAGGCAGTTGGATGTTTGCGACTGGGCTTGAAAAGGACGTGTTAATGACGTTTGAGCGCAATTACAAAGTCTTATGCAGGCGCTTTAGCCGTGGCGAGTTGACCGATGTTGAGTTGCCAAAGGCATTACCTGAAACGGTGACGCGGCCCACTGAGGCGGCAAAGGCAAAATCGATTATTGCCAATTTACGAGCAAACCTAGGGCTTAAGGGGGCAAACGATGGCTGCTAGCGGGGTTGAGGTGGGTAAGTTGAACGATGCTGCGCTGCGCCGTTGGTTACGTAGCGGTTTGACGCGGGATTTTAGGGACCCGCAGTTTCCTGAGCTGCGTTTACGGGCGACGGCGGATAGGACGAAGGCGAGTGTGCATTTGGTGATTAATGAGGCCGATAAGACGGTTTGGAAGAAGCAAGGCGTGTGGCCGAGCATGTGCATTAAGACGTTTTTAGCGGATTTACCTGTGATGCTGGCTAAGCGAAGTGCGGGCGCGGATGTGTTGCGCGGTGAGTTTGCGACTGTGACTGATTTGCTGTTGTGGTATGGGGATTATTTGGATGGTAATACGACGTTAAGCCCGAGCTGGCGCGATAACTGTAGGTCGATTATGCGTAAGCAGTTGTTGCCTAAGTTGGGTGATGTGGCCTTGGCTGAGTTGTCGTTTTTGGTGGTGGATAGTGCGTTGGTGAAGCTGATGCTGAATGAGGGTTATGCGCCGCATTATATTCGTTTGAGTGTGAATGTGCTTAAGCGGGCGTTGAGTTTGGCGGCGGATTTTAGATTGTTATTGCTTAATCCTCTGATGGGTTATCGAGTGACTATGAGTTTAACCTTATCACCTAAGCCAGATACGCGCTTGATGGAGTCGGACTTAGGCCCGTTGTTTGTGGCGTTGCGGGATGCATTTATGCCGGTGGCGATGTTGTTTATGTTGATGCTGATGTTTGGGACGCGCATTGGTGAAACCCGATTGGCACGATGGGAGCATTTTGCGGGTGAGTTTTGGTTTATTCCTGCGGCGAACGCGAAGAACCGCCAAGAGCACCGGCTACCGTTAACGCCTACGGCTAAGGCGCTGATCCAGCATTATTTGCAGTGGCAGCTTAAAAATGTGGGTAAGCGGGCGTTTTTGTTTGCGGGTGATGTGGGCGCTATTAGCCAGCGCACTGCGCATTATTGGAGTGAGACGATTCGGTTTAAGGAGTTTACTTCGCATGATTTGCGCAAGCTTTGCCGGACGATTATCCAAGACATGGGCGTGGATACTATGGTGGGTGAGCGGTTGCTTAATCATGCCTTGCCTGTGCTTTTGCGTACCTATGTTCATTCGACTTTGGATAAGGGCATGTTGAGTGCGCTTGATGCGTATCACGCGCATTTAATTTCGCTCGGTTTTAGTGAGGTTGCGCCCGAGATAATCCCTAGATCGTCCGCGAAAGTTGGGAGTGCTCAAACCCTTGGTGCGAGTGGGTGGCTGTGATGATCGTTGCATCAGCCTTACAAGAGTATGCAATGGCACAAATTAAGGTGGTTTTATGAGTCATCCAGCTGCAAAAATTCTAAAAACAGGCAGGGCGATTAAGGGGCTTTCTCAGGACGAAGTGGCGGCGTTTTACGGGATAAGCCGCCGAACGTATCAGCGATGGGAGAATGGCAAGAGTAACGTGCCTTATAACCACCTGCGCTCAATAGTGGATGATGTATTCCATTTATCGATAGACCAGATCACGGAGGTGGCTAATGCGAGTATGTGATGCGCAAGAGCAGGTTATTAACATGAAAGCCCTTCGTGCTGGGCTCAATGCCTGGGGGCGCTATTGGGCGTTCCAAGAACTCGGTAAAGGTTTCACTAATCGCAGTGCTTGCGATAAGTTAGGTGAGGTGCAAGTTTATGGATGTGCGTTGGTTAGGGAGTTGAGCGTTCCTAAGCAGGTGGTCCAGTTCGATAGGATGATTGAGCGGTTATCGCCAAACTGTATTCGGGCGATTCGCACCTGTTACGTGTGCAAAGGCCAGTGGGCATTGATGGGGTTCGATAGCAAGAAGTCGTATGTGTATTGGTTGAGAAGGGCAGAGATTCAATTAGCAAAGTGAGGTGGGTGATGGAGCAATTCTTTTTGTTTGGTGATTTAGAAACGGGTGGGCTGAACGGCCGCTTAGACAATGGGATGCTGGGTATGGAGTATTACCCTATCTTTGAGCTGGCCTTTATCGTGACTGATAGTGAGCTAAACCAAGTGGGTGAAGCGCTGCACGTTGTTGTGCATCAAGACGATGAACACATTGCAAGGTCACATGAGTGGGCGATAGATGTGCATACCAAGAGTGGGTTGTTAGCTGCTGTTCGTGCCTCATCAGTATCGTTAGCACAGGCTGAGCAGATGGTTATCGAACACCTGAAAGCACTGGGAATACCTAAGCATGACCGTAAAGCTAAGACTGGTGTGGTGTTTGCGGGTAACTCAATCATGTTTGATCGTTCGTTTATCATGTGCCAAATGCCTGAGCTTCATGAGTACATGCATTACAGGCAGCTAGACATATCAGCACTAGGGCTCGCAGCTAGAGCTTGGGCGCCTGAGGTTGAGCGTAATGCGATTAAGGCTAAGCAGTATCAGCATGAAGCCTTAGCCGATATTCGGGAGTCGATAGCGGAACTCAAGTACTATCGCGACGAGTTGTTTGGTTGTGAAATATCATCTTTGTCAATAGGTTAGGCGCGGCCTGTTCAAATGAGAATGGCTATCATCAGAGCTAGATGCGACCTATTATCATCACGGGTCCTTCCGGCTGCCTTCACTGCGGGGGCAGTGACGCGCAATGCTTCACTACATATGAGAATTTTGGGGAGGTTGGTTGTTGTTTTATGAGCCCCCTAAAACACCCTTCGAACACTTGCTTAGAAATACCTACTAACCAATTGATATTTTTCTGAAAATTGTTTGTAATGCATGTGCTGTTATTAGCAGATCGACAGGGATCTAATATACCAACTTTTGATCCTATAAGTGCGTAGAACAAACATACAGAGGTTTTGAATGCCAAGTGTTGCGACAACAGAGGCCATTACTTGGCCAAGTTTAGCGATTATAACCGCTACTTTTACGGTATTGATCGGTTTTATTAAGTTGATGTTTGACTTTCATTTTGAGAAGAACAAGTTTCGTCATAAAAATATTGAAATAGTTCAGTCTACTTTGAGTGGCAATCTACATAAACCAAGCTTAAAGCAACGGTACCTTACTGAGCAGGTTTTTAGTTTGATGTACCGATTCAGACTCACATATGACGAGATCAACGTTTTGCTAAGGTATTCAAATCCAAGTCGTGCATTCGAACTGTTTGTAAAAGGGAATGAGTATCTAAATTTATCTAATAAGTTGAATTCAATAGTTTTAAAAAAAAACTACATGAAAAAATCAATAGGAAATCTGATTTTTTTTCCAAGGGACATAATTTTCTTCATTGTGTATGGAATTTGGGGATTTTTAGGAACCTTTAGCTTTGCTATTGCAATTTACGTGAGTGAAACAGATAGTTGGTATTCTGTGCCTAAAATTCTTGAACAGTTTGAAATGATTGGAATTATTTGGTTTTTTTATGCATATTTATCGGGTGTGTATTTTGGATATTTGCAGGGAAATCAATTAATCGGATCGGAAATATTAGAGCCGCTTTCACACTAGTGGAGATGGGTGATAAATCACTTAAGCGATAAGTAAAACAATAAATCCTCTGTGATTAAGTTTTCACGTATCACATATTTACAAATTCCGAAACGACACTTTTGTCGCTTTTAGCGACACTTTTGGCGCTTTCAAGGCCCTTAAAATCGATTACATTTGTATACGCTTGCTAAGGTTACATTTATTCAGTCGCACGTTATTTGTCTGCCAAGGGCTCCTTTTAGGGGCCCTTTTTATTTGGCGCTATTTCTTGTTCGCAAACATCCAAATAGCTGTTCGTTAGCTAACCCCCCGCTGAAAAAAAGCGGCCGCTGCAATGGTGGTCGTGGTGGGTATGTGTTGCCGTGGTGTTTGACATGATCGCTACGGACGTTGAAAGACACTAAAAACATCAGCTGTTAGAGGCGGCTTACCTCACCGTTGATCTAACCGTTGGCCGCGCTAAGGCTAACCTCATTTTAAAGGAGACTGATCTATGTCATTAAAGCAAAAGCTCGTGGCACTGGGGCTTTCTTCTGCTGTCGCACTGGCGGGGGCTAATTTGATTGCCCCCGCTGAAGCGCCGAACGGCGAGCCCGTTCTGCACACCTATCTTGATCCGGTGGAAGTTATCACAGCTTGCTTAGGGCACACTGGGCCCGAGCTTGAGATCAACCAGTTTTTTAGCGAGCAGCAATGCATTGAAATGTTCGCCAAGGATTTAGGTAAAGCCGATCGGCAGCTGCGGCGGCTAACGTATCCGGTGCAACTTACCGAAGGTGAGCACGCTGCTTATCTCAGTCTGATTTATAACTTTGGTGCGGGTAACTTTCAAACCTCCACCTTGCGCAAGCTGTTACTGCGCGGCGAACGGGTGGCCGCTTGTCACCAGCTCACCGATGCATGCGGTAAACACGGCTGTACTGGTTTTGTCTATGCCGCTGACATCAAGCTGCCTGGCTTAGTCGAACGCCGCAAAGAAGAACGTAAAATCTGCTTAAAGGATTTATATGTGGAACAAAATCATTAATGCCACGGGCTCGCTGCACCTGTATTTAATCGCAGCGCTCATCATAGTGATAACGCTACTTGGCCTTAGCCTTACCGCCGTTAAAGCTGATCTCGCGTTAAAAAACTCGCAGATTGAAACGGCCGCCGTTAACCAGCGTATGCTGCAAGATGATCTCACGGTTGTTACCGATGAACTGCAAGCGCAGGCCATCGAACGTGACAGGCTCGCTAAGGATTACGCCTTTGCTTTAGCACTCAATGAAAAAGCCGCCAAAGCCAAGGCCGAGATTGATCGCCAGCTTGCTGATCAGCGAGAAGCCATTAAAAAACTAAGGACCTCAGCCAATGAACAAACCCGAAGTTGGGCTAATACTGCTGTGCCTGATGATGTTAAGCGGCTGCTCAAGCACGCCGCCTATTGCGCGCACCGTAGTCACCAAGCAGACCCAATATGTGTTACCGCCGCAATCATTAATGAGCCAGTGCCTGCCAGCCGAATGTAGTTCAGATGCTAATGCCGATCTGCCCGATTGCATCATTCAACTCTTAGCCGTGATCACCAAGTGTGATACCGATTTGCATAACATCGAAACATGGCGAACGGAAAAACAGCATGAACAATCCATACATTAATGATGTGACCACTCAAAAATCGCTGACGTTTAGCGCTTATGTATCGTCGCTCATGAGCACAATTGGAGGTGCGTTTACGTTGAATGAAATCGCCATTTTGCTCGGGATATTCTTCGCGCTCGTCACCCTATTAGCCAACGTTTTTTATCAGGAGTTGCGCCGCCGCCGTGAGCAACGTCAAACAGATAAGGACGAACTACGCGCCCAAGAGTTACACCGAGCGGAGATGCAGCTGAAAGCAGCACTGTTAAAACAGGTAGATGAACACCATGGCACGCATTCAACCATCACCACCCGAGCCTGTTCTACTGAGTAAAACCGACCTATGCAAAAGCCTTGAGATCAGCACCCAAGCGTTTGATAAGTGGGACGTGCCAGTGCACAGCAAGCTCGGTCGCGTGTGTTTATACAAAATGGCCGATGTGGTGGGTAACAGACTTGCCAACGAGCGCAAAAAAACCATCACTAAACCCGATGAAGATGATCCCGATAAGCCAGATATGGACTACGAACGCTGGCGCTTAATCCGAGCCCAAGCAGTTGGGCAGGAGATTAAAAACGAAAAAGACCTCAAAGAAGTGGTCGAAGTTAATTTTGCTACCTTTGTGCTAAATCGCATTGCTGCGCAAATTGCCCCAGTGCTCGATCAAATACATATACGGGTAAAACGCAAATTCCCCGACATTCCAGAACGCACAATCGACGCTATCAAAGCGGAGGTGATTAAAAGCCAAAACACCGCCGCCGATCTTGCGGAGGGCATTGAGGGTTTATTAGATGAGTATATCGGCCGCGCAGATTAAAAATCTGAAAGCCGCCGTTGCTGCTGGGCTGCGTTCGTTCTATCGCCCACCCATGCTCACCTGTTCTGAATATGCCGACGAGCACTTTTACATGTCGTCGGAGTCCTCTTACACCGAGGGTAAGTGGGAAAGTTTACCGTTTCAAATTGGCATTCTTAATGCCATGGGTAACGACCAAATCAGCACGCTTAACTTAATGAAGTCAGCGCGTGTCGGTTACACCAAAATGCTGATGGCTAACGCTGCTTACAAGATTGAACACAAAAAGCGCAACGTGTTGATCTATCAGCCTCGTGATGGTCAAGCCAAAACCTTCATGAAAAAGCACGTTGAAACGGCGATTCGTGACATCCCTGTTTGGCGCGCGCTTGCACCTTGGATGGGTCGCAAACATAAAGACAGCACGCTAGAAGATAAAATATTCACCAATGGCAAAACGCTGATGGTGCGCGGTGGTACCGCTGCAGCTAACTATCGCGAAATCTCCACCGATGATGTGATCTACGATGAGCTAGCGGGTTTTGATGAATCCATCGAGCACGAAGGTAACGCCACATCGCTCGGTGATACTCGTATCGAACTGTCGATGTTTCCTAAGTCGATTCGCGGTTCAACGCCTAAAGTGCTCGGTACCTGCCAGATTGAAAAAGCCTGCAGCGAATCACCGCACTATTTTAGGTTCAACTTACCTTGCCCACACTGCGACGAACTGCAGGATTTAAAGTGGGGCGGCCCCGAAGAAGCCTTTGGGATTAAGTGGCATAAAAATGCCAAGGGAGAACATGACCCAAGCACAGCCTATTATCTGTGTGAGCACTGTGGTTGCTGTATCGAAAACAATCAGCTCGATGATATGGAGCTGCACCCAAGCGCAGTTTGGATATGCGAAAACACCGGCATCCGCACTAAAGACTTTTTAGATTTTTATGATGCCGACGGAAACGACATCACCACGCCGCCCAATATCTCGATTCATATCTGGTCGGCCTATAACTCTCTCAACAGCTGGGCGAAACTGGTTACTGAGTTCTTTAAAGCCAAAGGCGATAAAGAAAAGCTGCAGACTTTCGTCAACACTAAGTTAGGCCAGCCATGGGATAACGACAACGGCGAACGCTTAGAGTGGGAAGAATTAGCGAAGCGCCGCGAAATGTACCCGAGTGGCAAAGTACCTAACTGGGTGGTGTATTTAACGGCAGGTATCGACACCCAAGATAACCGTTACGAAGGCCGTGTTTGGGGCTGGGGTGCGGGTAAAGAGGCGGCGCTAATTGACCGCTTTATTCTCCATGGTGATCCCGCTGATCAAGTGCTTAAAGACAAAGTGGCTGAGCGTATTGCGCAAAGCTATGCCCGTGCTGATGGCGTTGTGCTCAATATCGGCGTAGTGGGTTGGGATTCAGGCGGCCACTACACCGATGACGTTTACGCCATGAGTAAAAAGCTTGGGCTAATGCGGGTTATACCCATTAGAGGTGCCAACGTTTACGGCAAGCCGATCGCCAACTTCCCCCGTAAGCGAACCGCCAAAGGTGTTTACTTAACGGAGGTTGGTACCGACAACGCCAAAGAGCTGTTGATGTCGATGTTGCGAATTGCCCCTGATGTTGATGTGCGTAAGCCTGGTGCAATTCACTTCCCGTTAAACGAAGCGGTATGTGATGACGTTGAGCTGCAACAGCTCACCAGCGAACGCAAGGTGCCGGTGCGCCAAAACGGGCGGATCATCTATAAATGGGACAACCAAAAGCGCCGCAACGAGGCGTTAGATTGTTTCGTTTACGCCTTGGCCGCGTTGTATATCGCGATAGAAAAATTCGGCATCAATCTCGACAAGCTTTCACAAGTTACCCCGATCGCCATATCAAGCGACCAACCCAAAGAACCAAAACCCAAAGCCGTAAAACAGGCCAATGCAAATGCTGCTTACCTAAACGGTGGCGGTGGTGGCAGTTCTGGCGGTTGGCTGTAGTTAATGCCAATAAAGCCAAGGATAACAGCATGACCAAAACCCAATGCCAAGAGATGATCGATGCGTACTTTAAGGCCGAGCTTGATGTGTTGGCAGGTAAGCAAACCACGATTAACGGCAAAACCATGACCACCGAGGACCTAGGCGAAATCCGCAAAGGTCGGCTCGAATGGGAGCGCCGTTTAAATGCCTTTAGCCGCCCACAGGGTGGCGTCAAGTTAGCCAGCTTTAACTAATCAAGCCGCATTAATAGGGCATGTCTAAAAATATAAGTCGGAGCAACACATGAGCATTTTCAATGATGCGCTGGCGATATTTGCCCCGCGTTTAGCATTACAGCGTGAAGCGGCCGCAATGAGCTACCGCAACCTGAAAGGGTATGAAGCCGCCAGCCCAAGCCGCACGCATCGCGCTAAAAAGGAAAGTCGCGGGGCTAACCAAGCGGTATTTGCAGCAGGTAAAAGCCTGCGTGAGCAAGCGCGCTGGTTAGACGAAAATCATGATCTCAGTATCGGCATTCTCGACCGGATGGAAGAACGGGTGATCGGTGCCCAAGGGATTGTGGTTGAACCGCAGCCGCGCAGTATTAGCGGTGAAATCCTTGATGACTTAGCTAACGATATTCAACGCCGTTTCGGTGCATGGTCGCTTAAGTGTGATGTGACGGGCCGCTTTAGTCGCCCTGAATTAGAACGCTTGGTGTTACGTAGCGCCCTGCGTGATGGTGATGTGTTCGGCCAGCATGTGATGGGTAAAGTGTCGAAGTTCGGCCACCCAAATGAGCAAGGCACTCAATACAGTATTGAAGCCTTAGAAGCCGACTTTATCCCCTACGAGTTAAACGAACCAGCAAAGCGGGTACGCCAAGGGCTCGAAGTGAACGGCTGGGGCCAAGTGGTTAACTATCACGTATTGCTCGATCACCCTGCGGATCAAGTCGGCTTTCGCTACAAAACCAAAGTGATACCCGCATCGAGCATGATGCACTTAGGCTTATTTAAACGCTTGCACCAGCTGCGTGGCGCTTCGTTATTCCACGGCATTTTAACCCGCCTTGGCGATATTAAAGACTATGAGGAATCTGAGCGAGTAGCGGCTCGGATTGCCGCCGCGCTGGCGTTCTACATCAAGCGTGGCGATGCCGCCATGTTTGTTCCTGACTCAAGTGGTGAATCGTCAAGCCGCGAAATCCCCATTGCACCTGGCATGACCTTCGATGATCTCAAGCCCGGTGAAGATGTTGGCATGATTGAATCCAATCGGCCTAATGTGCACTTAGTTGATTTTCGTAACGGCCAATTAAAAGCCGCCGCAGCCGGTACCCGTGGCAGCTATTCCAGCATTGCCCGTGACTACAACGGCAGTTATTCAAGCCAGCGCCAAGAGCTAGTTGAGCAAGACGAATCCAACCGAATTATGCAGCAGTGGTTTTGTGCTGGCTGGTCGCGGCCTGTGTTCCGCAATTTTCTCAAAATGGAAATGCACAACAAGCAGGACCCATTAGTGCTACCGCCTGATCTCGACATGCGCACCTTATTTGATGCCGTGTACTACGGGCCCACCATGCCATGGATTGACCCACGCAAAGAGGCCGAAGGCTGGGAAATGATGATCGCTGCCAACGTCGCAACCGAGGCCGATTGGACTCGCGCCCGTGGCCGTAATCCTGCAGAAGTAAAACGCCAGCGTAAGCGTGAGGTGGATTACAACCGCGAAAACAACATGGTCACGGCCAATGACCCCGACCCCTCGCTAGGAGATCCTAACAGTGAAAAAGACCCCAATAGCAACAGCAATGCTAAGCGCAATGCTGCCAAGCGGAGCGCTGAGCGTGCCCGTCGCAACGCTGAACCAGAGTAATAAACCCGCCAATAGCTGGTATAGCCTCAAAGCCCAAAACGGTAATGCCGAGTTAATGATCTATGACGAGATTGGCGGCTGGGGTATTAGTGCGCAACAGTTCGCCCGTGATCTACAGGCCCTAGGCAAAGTGGGCACCATTACCGCCCGTATTCATTCGCCAGGCGGCGATGTATTCGAAGGCATGGCGATTTACAACATGATCAAAGGCCACCCAGCGCACAAAGTTTGCTACATCGATGGCCTTGCAGCTTCGATGGCCAGTGTGATTGCCATGGCTTTTGATGAAGTCATCATGCCTGAAAACGCCATGATGATGGTGCATAAGCCTTGGGGCGGAACTCTCGGTGATGCCGAAGATATGCGCAAATACGCCGACTTGCTCGATAAGGTTGAAGGCAATTTAGTGGGCGCCTACCAACACAAAACAGGCTTGTCAGAAGATGAACTCCACGCTCTGTTAGCCGCTGAAACTTGGCTAACTGGGCGCGAAGCAGTGGAAAAAGGTTTTGCCAACACCCTCACCGATCCGCTGCAAATGGCGGCATCACTTAATTCAAAACGTCTTAAGGATTTTACTAATATGCCTGAAGCTCTCAAAAACCTGTTTGCACCGCAGGGTAACAGTGCTCCCAACCCACTCGTGCCAGCACCAGCAGCACCTAATGCTCAGTTGCCTGCGCCTGCAGCAACACAACCTGATACCACAGCTATTCAAGCGGCAGCAATTGCGTTTAATACTGAGCGTATGAACGGTATCAATGCGGCATTTGCTTTCTTTCCTGAGTTAGCAGAGTTACGTAATCAGTGTATTGCCGATGCCAACATCAATGCTGATAAAGCCAAAGACATGATCTTGGCAAAGTTGGGTGAGAACACTACGCCGTGCGCTGTGCAGCCTAAAAGTGTCATTATTCATGCCAGCAACGGTAACATCGTGGGTGATTCAATTCGTGCTCAGTTAATGGCGCGTTCCGGCCATACAAAAGCTGAAGCTAGCAACAACTATTCGAGCTACTCCATGCTTGAGTTGGCACGCGCCTCACTGTTAGATCGCGGTATCGGCTGCGCTGGATTCAACAAAATGGAGATGGTCGGCTTAGCCTTTACCCACAGCTCAAGCGACTTTGGCAACATTCTGTTGGATGTAGCTAATAAATCAGTGTTAATGGGCTGGGAAACCGCCGAAGAAACCTTCGAGCGTTGGACCAAGAAAGGCCAGTTAGGCAACTTTAATATCGCCAAACGTATCGGCCTTGGTGACTTTAATAGCCTGCGCCAAGTGCGTGAAGGTGCGGAATACAAGTACGTCACCGTTGGCGACCATGCGCAACAAATCGCGCTGGCTACCTATGGCGAGTTGTTCAGCATTACCCGTCAGGCCATTATCAACGACGATATGAGTATGTTGACTGATATCCCAATGAAAATGGGCTTTGCCGCCAAAGGTACCATTGGCGATTTGGTATATGCGGTATTAACCAAAAACCCCGCAATGGCTGATGGCAAAACGCTGTTCCATAATGAACACGGCAACTTAGGTTCCGGTGCGCCAAGTGTGGCGGCCCTCGATGCTAATCGCATGTTAATGCGTAAGCAAAAATCGGGTAATCGCCACCTGAATATTCGCCCTGAGTTTGTACTGTGTCCTGTAGCGCTTGAAACCACGTTTAACCAGATCATTAAGTCCAGTTCTGTTAAAGGTGCCGATGTGAATTCAGGTATTGCTAACCCAATCCAAAACTTTGCCGAAGTGATTGCTGAGCCTCGTTTAGATGATAACAGCGCGGTGCAGTGGTTCCTTTCTGCGGGCCAAGGCCGTGACACCATTGAGGTGGCTTACCTTGATGGCATCGACACGCCTTACATTGAACAGCAACAAGGCTTCACTATCGACGGGGTAGCCACCAAAGTGCGTATCGATGCGGGTGTGGCGCCGCTCGATTACCGTGGCTTGGTGAAATCAACAGGCGTTTAAAGAGCGCTAAACCGACATAAATGGGCTATCAAACGATAGCCCTTTTTTATTCAGTTTTGTTTTTAAGCAGGAACACTCTCATGAAAAATTATGTACAAGATGGCAAGACCATCAGCTTTACGCCCACCGCTGCAGTTGCCAGTGGTGAAGCGGTATTACTGGCTACATTGTTAGTTGTAGCGATTGGCACCATTGCCGCCGATACCGAAGGTACAGGTGTAACCGAAGGTGTGTTTGAACTCCCTAAAAAATCCACAGATGTGCTCGCAGTTGGCGCAGCCGTGTATTGGGACGACACCGCTAACGAAATCACATCACTCGCCACGGGCAATACCTTAGCTGGCAAAGTATGGGCTGCTGCGGCAAATCCATCTACCAGCGTCTGGGTGAAGATCAATGCCTAACGTTGGCAACAACTTTGCCGAACGCGTGCGGGGTAAAATGGTGCGGCTGTTTCAGCGTTTGGCTGATCCGTGCCTTTTTACCCCAAGCGATGGCTCCGCGCCATTTACTCGCCTGGTGAGTTTGGATGATAACGGCGCTGAAATTGCGGCCTCGTCTAATGAATATGTCCCCGAGCTAATCAGTCGTGCCGAGTTTTTACAATCCGAAGGGGCGGTAAATTCAGGTGATGAGTTTGCGCTAGGTGAGGGCACTAGCGTCCAGCAAGGACGACTCACCCAAAGGGTAAGCATGGATTCAGTCAGCGTGACCTTTATCTATATTCCGCTCGAGGCCTAGCTAATGGCACGCATAAAGATTGAAGGCATGGAGGCGGTAACAAAGGAACTTAACCGCATCCGTGATGCACAAGCGCCAGCGATGAATCGGGCGATTGAGGATACGGTAAAGTTTGGTGAAAAGGCGGCAGTCGATGCGATATTTGCCCGTTATGGTTTCCGTTCCCGCAGTTACATTGAGCAGCATCTGTCTGTCAGTTTTGACCCACGCAGTTTAAAAGGGTTTATCACCGCTCGTTATCGTGCCAGCACATTAACCCGTTATGCCAGAGCCTTAACCCGAACCGGAAAGAACGGCGGCTCTCGGCCTGACGGTCACATGATCAGTGCGCTGCGAAATCAACCTACATGGTTTAAAGGCACCTTTACCTTGATTGGTCGCAATGGCAATCAAATCATGTTCCAACGCCAGAAAGGTGATAACAGTTGGCGAAAGCTTAAAGGACAAAAAGCGATGTACGGCCCTTCAGTGGCAGGCAGTTTTAGCAAGATCCGCGACGATATTGAGCCGCCGATTATTGCTCATCTGCGAAATAAATATGGCCAGTACGCTAATCGTTAATGCCTAAAGGATAAATACCGAAAGGACAGTCCCATGATCCAAGCAATTTTAGACCGCCTCGCGCTGGTTGACGGCACCACTGTGCGCGAAGGTTTTTATGTGCAATCAGTCGCATCTGAAAAGAAGTTTATCTTTTTGCAGCCATTCACTGATGAAGCTCGTTCGGTAAATGGTCGCGATAACTACCGTGATGATTTGGTGCTGCAAGTGGTAGCGGGTATCAATCTAACCAAGTCAACCAACCCGACAGCCGATCTCATTAACTTGGTTCGCGCCATTCGTAGTACGTTTTATAAAGATGAACGTAATACCGAGAAACCCAGTTGGTTGCCCTCGGTGATCAGCTTTAAAGAGTCTGAGCCCTGCAAGTACATCATGCCCGAAGCCCATGAAAAACATGGCCTAGCGGTTATCACCCTATCCCTTGTTAATACCGTTAAATTTGGAGACTCACTATGAGTGAAATAGTAACCGAAAGTTACATCGGCTCAGCGATCGTCTATATCGATGGCCGTGACTGTGGCAACGTGAGCGGCGTAAAGCTCGCTATCGAACAAGAAACCAAATCCTTGCCCAACTACCGTGGTGGCGGAGGTTATGCCGATGAAGTCACGTTGATTAAATCCGTAAAATTAAGTGCGACATTTTACGATTTTAACAACGAGAACTTAGCGCTAGCTATGCGCGGTAAGATTGATGTATTAACTGCAACACCCGTTGCAGATGAAGAAATTATCGCTGTGCTCGATGGCTTAGCGCAAACCGCAAAAATGATTGATACCAGTATCGCCCCTGTTGTTAAAAATGAAGCGGGTGATGTGACTTATGTACTTGATGAAGATTATGTTGTCAGTGCCGCAGGTATCCGCGCGTTATCGACTGGCGCCATTACAGCAGGCCAAACATTAACCATTGGCTACACCAGCCAAGCGGGTAATGCGTTGCAGGCATTAACGGAATCAGGCAAAACGGTCAGTGTGGTTGTTGACGGTATTAACGACTCAACCGGTAAACCGTGGATGCTGAAGTTTTATAAGTGGAAGCCCACACCCACATCAGGCTTAGACTTGATCGGTACCGATTACGGTAGCTTCGATATTGAAGGTGCTGTACTCGCTGACACCTCAATTGTTGCCACGGGTAAGTCTAAGTTCTTCGTCCGTAGCGCAGCATAAGTCTAAAGATTGTTCCAAATAGCCCGCAGCATGTGATCCATGTGCTGTGGGCTTTTATTTTGGTTTGTTAATTCCTATCAATCGGTGATGCCATGAGTTTTAAAGATCAAGAAGTGAATTTAATTATTCAAGGCAAAGATCTGTTTTCTGCTGAGGCCAAAAAGTCTGAGCAAGCGTTGCAGGAGTTGGGGCGCGAAAGCGAAAAGCTCAATGAGCAACTTGATGATTTAAAACGCCAGCAAGAGGCGATTAAGGCGATCGATTCGCTTACTGAGTCTATCAATAAGGGCGAACGCGCCTATGTTGATAACGCCCAAGCGCTCGATAAGTTAAAGCAAGAGCAGAAGCAGGCTAATACAGAGGCAAAAAACCTTGAGAAATCGCAGCAAGATGCGGCTGCCTCAACGGCTAAGCTTGAAACTGAATACAGCCAAACTGCGGCGCAGTTGGCTAGCTATGATAGCCAACTTGCCTCCGCTCGCGCCGAAGTTGAGCGTTTAACCACGACTCAAAATAAAGGTGCACAAGCTAGCCAAGCACAAGCAAAGGCATTATCCGCGGCTAAATCCGATTTGCAGCAGCTTGAAGCGGCCCAAAAAAATACCGCCACCAGTGCGACCAAGTTGGCAAACGAGCTTGAGCAAGAACGTAGCGAATTAACGCGCTTAGGTACCGAAGTTGAAAAGGCTGGCCGTAATAAAGCCGAATATGCGCTCAAGGTTAAAAGCGCGCGGACTGAGTTAAATCAACTCGGCTCTAGTCTTGGTCGCAATAAAGCGGAGTTAGACAAACAACAAACCGTGCTCAATAAAGCCGGCATTGATATGGGTAAGCTGGCCGATGCCAGCCAAGAATTAAAAACCAAACAAGCTGGCGCAGAAGCCGCGCTTAAAGGGGTTAACGATAAATTAGCGCAGCACGATAGGTTATTGGTTGAGTCTAAAAACTCGGCCAAGGTCGCCAACGCGCAAACTGACCTCACCACCAAGGCGGTGAGCACGCTGGCTAAGGCTTATGCGGTATTGCTGTCGGCACAGCAGGCGGTGCAAACGGTAAAAAGTGGCGTTGAAAACTACGGTGAGTTAGAAGCCGCTATTACTAAGGTTGAAAAAACCACCAACCTTGCCCGTGATACTGTGGTGAAAATGGCCGATGAGCTTAAAAACCTCAGCGAAAACGTCACCCCTACCAGCACGAATGAGCTGCTGCGCATGGCGGAAGTGGCGGGCCAGTTAGGCACTAAATCGACTGAAGATATTCTCAGCTTGGTGGCTGCGGCTGATGCGTTGGGGTTATCAACCAACTTAGCCGGCGATGAAGCGGCAACCATGCTGGCCAGAATTTTAGGGATGACTCAAGAAGGTATCCCTGAGATCCATAATTTATCCTCGGCTGTGGTAGCGCTTGGTAACGACTTTGCGATTACCGAAGCTGATATTGTGCAGATGACCAAGGAGATTGTTTCTGGTACCCGTGAAATTAACTTGGGTTCTGCAGCCGCTGCGGCGTTTGGTACTACGCTGGCAGAGTTAGGCCAACCAGCAGAACGTTCACGAACGGCTATGCAACGCCTTGGCGCTGAGATTAACGAAGCGAGCAAAAAAGGCGGCGATTCACTTGAGCGATTAACTAAGATTACCGGGTTAACTGCTAAGCAGATTGAGCAAGATCTCGGTGACGCGCCTGAAAAGGTATTGGTTAAATTCCTTGAGGGCTTACAAAAGGTTAAGGCCGAAGGCGGATTAGTCTCTGATGCCCTTAAATCGATGGGCATTGATGGCACTGAGGCGACAGGCGTTCTCAGTGTATTAGCGGATGGTACAGATCGTTTAAAAGTTGCATTAGAGCTAAGTAATAAAGCCTATGCCGCTGGCGATTACCACATGAAGGAAGCGATTAAAGCTTATGCTGATCAAGAGTCGGCAATCGGTCGCTTACAAAACAAATTCCACGGTTTAACGAGTGAAATCGGCCAAGCGTTCTCAGATGAAACTGATGCTGCTATTCGTGCCGCTGGCGCTGCTTTGGATGCAGTTGATCAGGAAGTGATAAAGCTTTTAGAACACTTACCAGAAATTGGGAAAGGCTTTGTTGAATTATTGGGTGACGTCGATAACTTTATTGCAGGCACCAGTAATAGCTTTGAAACGCTAGACTTAACAATGGGAATCTTTGCAAATGGTTTAAATGCTATTGGCGTAAGCGTTAATAGTATGACCCTAGAGTTAAGCAAACTAGATACTACCCAGAAAACTATCTTGGCTATTGCCAGTAAAATAATGGGTATTGAATATGTCACTGCAAAACAGGTTGAAGATAGCAAGCTACGTAGCAAAGAGATTCAAGAATCAATTACCCGTGATTTAGATGATATTACTAATCAAACTAAGCGGATGAAAGGGGAGTCATCCATTGCTTACGAGGGGTTAATTAAAACAGCTGTTAAATATCGTGGCTCAATTGACCAACTATCAATCGCCCAGCGCAATCAGTTAAACGATATCTTATTGTCGGGGAAATATAATGGTGACCTTGAAAAAACCTATCGTGAATTAACGGCTACATTAGTTCGTGCGAACCGCGAAACTGAAATTGAGGCTGAATTTAAAAATAAAGCTGCAGATGCAAGTAAGAAAAAAGCAGAAGAAGATAAGAAGGCTGCCGAAGCCGCCGATGCGCTTGCTGCTAGTCAGGGGGCTATAAATAATTCAACTAAGGCTTATGCACAAGCACTTAAAGATATTGAAGCTAAGCAAGCTACCCTAAACAGTTTATATGAACAGGGAAAATTGAGTGCTGATGATTTAGTTACAGCTTCAGCTAATCTGCATCAAACTATCAAAGCTTACAACGTCGAGGTGGATAACAGTAATGTTAAAGCCGTCACTCAAACGGAATTAACATCTGCATTTATCAGTAAGCGTAAAGAGTTACAAACTCAGTACGAAAAGGGTTTGCTGACCGAAAAAGAACTCAATATTTCACTGCAAGAGTTAGCTGCATCACATACTAAAGCCGTTGAGCAGTCGAACAAATCTATTGCTGCGACAGGGTTGTTGTCTGATGCCCAGCTAGACTTGCAAGAAAAAATATTAAGGACCGAGAAAGAGGTTCGTGATCTTGAAGCGGCTTTAAAAGATGACAGTAAGGCCTCGGCTGAACTGACTATCATCAAGGCTAAGTTGGCTAAGGAAGAAGCCAACTTAGCTGATCTGAAGCGCGAGTCTGTTGAGCTATCCAAGATAGAGAACGCGACCTATGTTGAACTGCTGATATTGCAGCGTGACTATGAAGCGCAGCTTGAAGCATTGGATCGAAATTTCAGGGCGGGTTTATTAACTAAGCAAGAGTACGATGCTCAATCACAAATACTCAAAGGGACGTTGAGTGAAGTCAATAAAGTGGTGGGTGAAAGCAGTAAAAAGACAGATGAAAATACCGAGGCAACGAAGGAAAACACTAAGGCCACTAAGGATAATACTGCCGCTGGTATTGAAAATGCTAAAGTTATCGCGGAACAATTAAGTACGATTGATGACTTTAGGGGAAGTGCTGCCGCCACTCGTGATGTGATTGTTTCGCTGAATACCGAATACGATTACTCAAATGCCACTATCCAAGCAATGACCGAAAGGTTAGCGCAATTGGATAATCAAATTGCGGGTGCTGATCAAAAACGCGAACGACGTGAAATCAATAATGCCATTCGGATGCGTGATTGGGTCACTCAAATCGAGAGCGGCTCACTCAGCTTGCAAGAGCTAGGTGAGCTTGCTGATCTCGCTAATAACTCTGTTGTAAGGCTTTCTGATAATCAGCTTGTTCCGCTCAACAAAGCGATCGATGAAGCCCGTTCACGCTTTAGAGAATTGGCTGATGAAATTAATAAAACCACAATGGATATTCAAGACCGGCTCGATACCGCTTTGGGCAACCAGAAGGATATTGCTGAGCGTAAGTTTGCTAGTGAGCTAAAGGAAGTGAACGATTTAATCACCACAGCTCAAGCATACGGTGATAGTCAGCTCATCAATAAACTGCAAAAAAGTCTTAGTGATCTTAAGCAGGCACAAGACTTAGAACGTAAGGCCCTGCAGGCCCAGCAAGCAACCGATAAGCAAAGCGCTGCCGAGGCAAAGAAGCAAGCCGAAGCAAGTGCTACGACTGCTAAAGCTGCGGCTCAAACTCAAGCAACTGCTACCGTTAACACGCAAGCCAACACCCAAACCAGCACGCAATCTGTGGCTAACACTTCAGATATGCAAGTGCTGCAACTGCAGGTTGGCAATAGCACCTTTAACGCCCAAATGAAGCGCAGCCTCGTCACTGAATTGATGAACGAGATCAAACGCCTGCAATCTGTTGGCGGTTAGCCAATCCTGTTATTCGCCCCAATTAATCAAAGGTCCCTATGACAACCATCGATAGCATCGATATCGCGGTGGATTTGCTGTGGCTAAACCGCGACAACACGCCCCGCGTTGCGGCCAATATGAAGCGCGCCTTAAACGGCGCGCCATTGGTGCAGCAAACCATTATCCCAGCCGGTATTGCCATGGAGTTAGGCACCAAATCGGGATGGATGCTGCGCACTGAGTTTGAACAACTAAAAGCCCATGCCGCCATTACGTTAACCGCCTTCACGTTGGCCTATGAAGGCGCCAGTTACAACGTGGTTTGGGATAACACTGCAGGCTCACCCATAACGGGTGAGGATTTATTTGACGAAGTTGGCGGGTTTGAAAAGCTCACTAACGTGGTTCTTAAGTTTCTGACCTTATAGGCTATCTATGGCAATCTCTCGCGCTGATTTAAAAGTATTCAAACCCGAGCAATTGGGCTCAAGCGATGATGCGGGTGGACAACGTACCAAGCTGGCGGTTGAGTCTGGCAAGCTTAACGAATTGTTTCGCGCTATTTCAGACATAGATCACGCGCAATCAGCGGTCGATATTGTGAAATGTTATCCCGCACTCGACACCCCTGACACCTCGATTTTGCTCGATGGTCATGTGTTTATCAGCCAAAAGCCAACCGATGATCTGGTCAGTTTATTGATCGCAGAGGCCGCCACATTAGACGATGCTGACCGCATGACCGATATGGTGGAGATTCTGGAATCATCTGTTCGTGCTGGCCAGTTGATCCGCAATCGACTGATTGGGCTACTTGCTGGTCAGGATACATTTCCTCGGCCATATTTGCAGAGCGTATATCAATTCAATGGTGTTGATTTTTATGAAAATATAACCCTTGTGCAAGGTCAGACTATTGTCATATCTGTTGAGTACCCAGGTGCCGAGAATGCGCTATATCCTCGATTCGAACATTTTTGCCAAATTCAAAAAACAGTTACTGGTGGTACCGGTGGATTGGTGCAATTTAAACCTGCAATACCGTTTGATACACCTAACTACGATATAACAATCAACGGTGAATCAGGCTGCACTAAATTGCGCTATACCAGCAGTAACGATGGCATTAAATATCATGGTGTCACTCAATTAACAGCAGCAGCAACCACTGAGGTTTTAGCTGTCGAGTCAACTCAAGTCGAGCTATTACCGAAGGTCAAAACGATTTCAGTGAGTGCAGGTAATGCACTTGATGGTGTATCGGATTCGCAGGGTGGCACAGTGGGTGGCATTAGCAGCCTGCCTTCAATGTATTATAAAACGGTATCGCTGCCATCCGTTGCAGGGCAAAGCACGTATATTTTTGAATTGCCGGATTTATTGATATCAAACTGGTTTAACGATAATGGTATTCAAAATGTGAAATATACAGGCGCGTGGCCTCAAAATGCGAGTGTCACTGTTACAGGTATGACTGTCACCGTTATATTCACGGGGTATACCCCACCAGTTGGTTACAGTATCGGTATCAATTACATAAGTGATGATAAATACGATATTTACTACACCCCAGCATCATTCCCTGCGAATAGAGTTATGGTCGATAATCGACTGTATGGTGAAGTTACATTTTTAAATCCAACCTACGGTAAAAGCGCCATTAAAATGGGGCAAGGTAAATCTGGTGTTAACGCATCACTGGTCGAGCCCAATGGCAATATTATTGCTCAGATTGATGCTACTACAGGTGTGCTTACTAAAAACCCTGATTTCAGGGGCGATTTCACTTACACCTATAACTGTATGTTGGTTGAAACAGTACCAGGTGAAGTGACCCCACCAGGCGATTTAACGGTTGAGTTTATTCTCAAATCGAATGAGCCGATTCTCGATACATTTTATCTTACCGTGTCTACCACTTCAGATACGGTGCTCAGCGCAAGTGCTGATAGCAATGGTGTTGTATCTGGTTCAGGCGTTAGTGGGACAATCAACAATGGGGCCGTATCGCTCACTTTTACTCAGCGCGTGTATTTAAGCACGCTGCGCTATGACATTAGTGAGACTGTCACACTATCACCGCCCCCAGAACTGTATGGCCTTAATCCATTGCGGATTAAGAACGGCGGGGTGGTGAATGCATTCACCGCATGGAACACGATTTCAGTGCAACAGACTGAAATACAAGTGGTGAGCAGCCCAGCACCAGCCCAAACCTACAACGCTCGCGCCAATGCGCGCTTTGTTGATATTACCGATGCTGAGGGTAAATCACTTTGGACGCTGGCTAATGCCCATTACACATGGGTTAAAGCGACAGGTGTTGTCACTATCAATAGCGATTTTACGGGCTTTACCGCGCCATTCATTCTCACCGATACCATTGGCGAAATTGCGCTAGTAACAGACGTACAAGAGCAAGCCTTAATCCTTGCGTCCCCTCTGAGTCAAAGCTATCCCATTGGTGCCAATGTATCGAGTGTGCAAAATTTGGGAGACTTACAGGCCCGTATCGGCACTGTGCGGGATATGACGGCATGGGCTAACAATTGGGACCTAGATGGTTCACCCGCCACAGGCAACATGAATACCGTTGATTTCCCCATCGAGGTCCGTAACGACACTGCAGTAAACGAGGACTGGGTATTGATCTTCACCAGTGCAACCGCATTCCGCTGTGTTGGTCGCCGCCTCGGTCAAATTGCGACTGGCGATACGCTTAATGACTTTGCACCTGTAAACCCGCTAACCCTGCAGCCGTACTTCATTATTCGTTCTGGTGCATTTGGTGGTGGCTGGCAAGCAGGCGAAGCCATTCGTTTTATGAGTTATGCCGCAAGTAAACCCGTCATGCTATTGCGCACAGTGCAAAGCGGTCACAGTCAAATCACCACCGACCGCGCAGTGCTGGCGTTCCGTGGCAACGAATCTTAATAGGGGGATGCAATGGGATTACCAGTAACTATTTATCGTTATACAGACGCGGGTGCACCGCAATTAACTAACGGCACCCCATCCGAGTGGATCGACATTTTAAAGAAAGTGTTAGTGGAGGGTTATGGCTCTAAAGCACCACTTGGCTGGACATTAGAATTTGAAAATGCTGGTGCATTTAAGGTTGCATTTCGTAACTCTGTTGCCGATGGTGGTAGTGGTTTTTATTTTCAGTTCTGGTCATCGACAGGTGCTAATACTGCATTTACAACCATGTTGTTGAAATGCGGCAGCAGTATGTCAGCACTAGATGTTTTTATAAAACCGTTATATACCCGTGCTATGGGGATGGCATCACAAACAAAGGGGTGGGAAATAATAGGCACCAGTCGTGGATTTTACTTAATACCTCACATGACAACTACGTTGCAAATGGGGCTCTCAAACGCAACACTGTATCATCAAGCGCGGTTTATTGGCGATATTGAAGCCAATACAACGCTCGACACCAGTCCTTTCGCAATTGTTGATACCGATGCAACTAATGCTGATGTAACTTCTACCACTGGTGCTGGTTTGAACTGGTTTGCATTGACATTCTGTGCACACATGAATAGTGCAGATGGTTCCAATGCCACTTATCTATATAACTGGACAAGGGGCGCTTTTGTATCAAATGCTACCGTTGATAGTGATGCTGAGTCGTTGGGTGTGAATCACAATATGGTCCCTGTAACAATCACAGGAGCGGTAAGTGTCAATGATGCAAACGGTGTGAGTCAAGTAAACAGTCTAAAAATGCCATATTGTCGCGGTTTAGTACCCGGTTTGCACAACTCCACTTTCGCTGGTTATCGAACAGTGAATTGGCCGAAGGATTTATTGGCAAATGATGTTATATGGGTGCTGCTGCGCTCATTCTACAGTCCGCAACTCTGGATTAAAACAGGTACGTGGTATGATTAATATTGCATTGAATACCGTAGTAAAAGCACCGATAAGTTTACGTGCAATAGTATCGGTAGATGCTGACATAGATGCGGAACGCATTTTAATACTGAACAGAGATACTGGTGATTTATACCATTCGTTCAAACGTGCATTAGCAATTCACATGTTTGTCGTACCATATCAACATGTAACTAACGATACATTGTTGGTTGGCATATTAGATAACGACAGGGTATACAACTGTAAATTTGCAGATGGTGTACGGGCTGAATCTGTCAATGTGAATGCAATATGACAGCAATAATTCTAAGGTTCGATACACCTTGGTTGAATGCAGTTAGCCCGATAACGCTCAGGTTTATCGATACCCCCGTAATTGTTGATAACAGCTTTGGTATTGAGTGCGGGTTCATCTGGTCAATGTTGAGCGATATCGAGCAGTCATTGATGCTTGCGGAGTTCGCCAGTGATATTGAATCAAAAATCGAGTCACCATGGCTAAACTACAACTCTAGTGAAGTTGTTATCAGTTCAGCATGGACTTCAAATGTAGCCAATGATTCGCTGTCGCAGATTCATTGGCTAAATAATGATGAAGTTCGAACTGACAGCAGCATTAATTGGTCGCTGCCAATCGATCATCAAGTCACATTAAGCGTTAACTGGGTTGTGCCCGATGAGCATCAAATACAATCATCAATTAACTGGCTGGATATTGCTGCGCACCAGTTGCAGACTGCAGTCGTGTGGATAGACGGTCAAGACCAAGAAAGCCTATTGATTATTCAGTACCGTGGTTTTGTGGTCGATGATGAAAAGTCGATTAAATGGGGCTTCCACGAACCGCGCTGGGTATGTTCTACCAAGTATCGCCCACCCGTTGGCAAGGTCACACTTCGATTCAATGAACCATTATCTACACAACCAAACCCGATTGTTTTACGGTTCACGGCCTCACCGAACTATTGCTACTGGGACGATGGCGGCGGCCTCATCGATGCCAACCCACCATTACCGAATATCGATTTTAAAATTCCGATTGAACCACAAATCCGTAGGTACTACTTAATGCAGCCAACGATCACATGCGTGCGAGTATCAGACAGTTTACCGATTGTGATCGTAAGTTGTAGCATTAGCCAAAGCCGTGGACAGTGGGCGAGGTCGGTTAGCCTTGAGTTCTCAAGCCGTATCGATGCGCAGCGTGCCCACAATGAGCTATTGCTGATCACCATTAACGGTTATGAGTTTTATGCCATTGCCGAGCAACCAAGCTCCAGCAAAGCCTTTGGGATTGAAACCCACAGCAGCACAGGCCGTTCACGCGCCGCTGAGCTGTCATCGTCTTATCGTTTGCCAATAAGTTACACCAACACTGTCTTGCGCAGCCTTGGCGGTATTATCGGTGATCTGTTGCAAAACACAGGCTGGACTGCAGAGCTAAGCGGGATACCAGATTTTAGCGTCCCTGCAGGCGCGTTCAGCGTGGGTAACAAGTCACCGATCGACGCGATTAATGAAGCAGCAAGCCAATTGGGCTGCATGATCTTAGCGGATGATGCCACCCGCAAATTGACTATCATTCCCCGCTGGCCAACAGTGCCATGGGAAATGGCAACAGCGGTACCAGACCTAACAGTGCACGATGCCGTGATCACCAATTACAGCGAGTCAGTCTCCCGCAATCCATTGTGTGATGTGGTTTGGTTGCGGGGCGAACAACAGGGGATTAGCGCTAAGGTGAAACGCACCGGCAGCGCGGGCAATATTCCTGCTGCTGACATTAGCGCCCAGTTGATCGTAGATAACCAAGCGGCGCGCATCGCTGGCACCAATGCGCTGGCAGATACAGGCGACAAGCTGAATGTCACTCTATCCTTGCCCGTTATGGTTGATTTGCCACCCGCAACACCTGGCATGTTGATTGGTATCCGCGAAGGTGCCGAAGTCTTTAAAGGAACGTGTGACAGTTGGAGTATTCGCGCCAGCGTCAGTGATCGCGGTGATATCGATATCGAACAATCCATTACAGTGATCCGCTCAATCGCGTAACCCTGCTAACAGTCAGCGAGGCACCATGCTTAAACAACTTCAAACAGCGTTAGTATTGCCACGGATGATTATGACAGTAGCTGCCGTAAACGCCGATGGCACTGTCACCGCCAGCAGTGCCAGCGGCCACACTATCCGCGCCATTGGCTCAGGAACAGTAGGCGATCACATCTACGTACAAGACGGCAGGGTGCTAGGAACTGCACCCGACTTGCCATTTGTGGAGATAGAGGTTTAGTAACCTGAATTTGAACGATCCATTCCTATGTATTTTCGTGTTGGCTCTTTATTTGGTAGCCTGTTTTTTGACCACGAATTAATAGCTATTACACCATATCTTTTAGATACCTGCTTTTTAGCAGCTGACAAACTGATGGAACAACTAATTTTATTGATAGTATCCATTAGTTTTTTTTCATCAAATTCTTCAGGTAATGATTCTAAAACCTTTTCAAAGTTGTTCATGGTAGATCCTCCTGATATGAGTTCGGATTTATCATTTCACAAACAAAATAAAAAGTAAAATATTTAATTAAAACAAATGCTTATGCTTGCACTGTTGACAGTCTAGTTAATCTTTAAACTTATCATGCAACCGCTTCGGGAATAGCTCTGTATACACTTGCCACAGTGTATTAATATTCCTGTGTCCAGTTACCTGTGCCACTTCATCAATACTATAGCCCTTCTCAAATAGCCGGCTGGCACCTTCACGCCTTAGGTCGTGATAGCGTAAATCTTCAATTCCCAATTCGTTACGCACCCGCTGAAACCCTGCAGTAACGCTGCGCTCGTTGTAGGGGAAAACTCGCGCATCATTCCTCGGCTGCTTTTGCAGTATCTCCCACGCCCCACCCAACATAGGCACCAACATGTGGTTACCCGCTTTTTTACGTGGGTCTTTGCGGTCCCGAACGATCACGGCCTTTTGTGCCTCATCTACATCGTCCCATGTTATCCGACATACTTCACCAATACGCATGCAACTCAGTATCGAGAAATCCAGCAAATCAATATAAGGGATGTGTGCAGCCCGTTGATCTGCTCTTGCAGCTAATCCAACTTTTAACCTCTCAATCTCATCCGTAGTCGGTCTGCGCGAACGCTTCCCCGATTTAGCGATCAAGTCTTGGCTATACAGTGCATCGTAAGCCTCAATAACCGAAATTTGTGAAACCTCATGCCCAAAATTTGATTTAGCGATTCGTAGCAGCCATCGGATCACGCTTACATCAACTGCAATAGTAGATGGCCCTGTGCCTGCGCTGCGTCGCAATTTACAGTGATCGATGATGTGGTGCGGCTTAATATCAGTCAGATTCAATTTAGCAATATCGCAATCCGATAACAGCCGTAAACAAAAGCGCTTCGAACGACCAATGCTGCTGTCGATGTTTTCATCTGTCAGGGCTTTGCTGATGATGCTGCCCAATGTAATAGGAGCCGTATCCTCAGTAGCAAACCCGTTTGACTCAATATCAATCACCCGATCTTTACCCCATGCCTCGGCAGCGGCATATTTGGTAAAGGTACGTTGCTCCGTGTATAATATTTTGCCGTTTTTCTTTACACGAACTAGGCAGCGATGCCGCACAGTACCGTCGGCTTTTTCGCGTTTTTGAATGCTATAAGATGCCAT